TTGCGTCTTTTCCCTTGGTGTCAACTACCTAGTCTCCCCGATAGCCGCAGGTTTTGGCGTAGAGATACCGCAAGCAGATGGCAGTACACTAATGCCTATTTTAATGGGACTCTTAGGGATTGGCGGTATGAGATCGTTTGAGAAGACCAAACAAATACAAGGTAAATAATCATGGCTAAATCACCTAAAAAAGAAGAAGCACCAAAGAATTACTTTAAGCCTAAAGAATTACAGTGCAAGGCAACAGGCGAAGAAGGGTTTGACCCTGACTTCTTAGTAAAGCTAAATGCTATCCGTGAAGAGTGTGGATTTTCGTTTCCCTTGTCTAGTGCTTACAGATCACCCCAACACCCCATAGAAGCGCGCAAGGAGCGTCTAGGAGCGCATACCTACGGAAAGGCGGTAGATATATTAGCTAACGGAGAAAACGCCTTAGAAATCATTAGAGTGGCCTTAAAGCACGATATAAAAAGAATCGGTATACAGCAGAAAGGTGGTGGTCGGTTTATTCATTTAGATGATTGCACAGAAGAAGAGGGTTTCCCCTCCCCTGCTATCTGGTCATACTAGCTAATTAAATCTATTAGCGTAACACCTAGAACGCTTGCTAGTGTTTGCATGGTGTGCAGTTTCATATTCTGATTTCTACGCCACCTGATTACTTGTTGTGGTGATGTTTCTGCTAGTCGGGCAAATTCAGCATTAGACAAACCTTGTTCTTGTTGAGCGGCACGAATGCATTTTCCTGCGTCAATTAATTCCATCGTTTTAGTCCTTGTGATATATTGTGTGGGTCAGTTTCCCCGACTGACAAATCCTATGGTTTTCCCCCCTCGAAAGGGGGGGGTTTTTAGAACGGAATGTCTTCGTCTAGCTCTTCGTTACTTACTACTTGACTAGAGGTCTGACTTGTTTGGCCCACGCTTTGCTGTCCGTCTGTATAAAAGACTTTTACATTGCCTAGTATGGGCGGCCTTTCTGCATTAGCCTCGCGCTCTTCTTTGCTTTGCGAATGAGATATAAAGCCATTGTTTTCATACTGGTCTTGCTGATCAGTATCTACAAACGTAGTAAGGTCTAGGTAAGTACCTTTAGCCCCTTTGTATAACCGTGACTTGTCAATCTTGGTTACGTCAATTCTTACAGATATTCCTACTTTCATTTTAATTGCTCCACTTGGTTTTTTATGTCAATGACAGCGGCTTCTACTTCAACCGCCAATTTAGTTATAAACTCTTCATCACGTTCTACCCTCACAAGTACATGGGGCATTTCAGGGTGATAGGCGAACGCATCCCACCACTGGCTATCGGTAATCCAAAGGCAACCTTGTATCTGTTGGTAGTAAGCCTTAACTAAAGCCTGAGGGTCGCGTAAATACTTAACCATTGTTGTTGCGGCAGGACATTTAATCTCAATACCTGCATTTTCTTCAAAAAACTCAATAATTCCATCGGGCGAACAACCAAACTCTTTACTATCATCAAGAATAAACCCATGCTCTGTTACACTGTATCCAGTAATAAACTCGTATGCTTCCCGCGCTTCTGGCTCTAGCTCAGTACCTCTTGCCATATGATCGTTGACATAAAACGGTTCAGACTTCCCTGTTAGACGTTCCGCGATTAATTGATTGATATACCCATCAGCACTGGTAGACGGCTTGCCAGTAGCGGTAATTAGCTTTCCAAAGTTACTTGCGGATGGCTTGCCCATTCTAGCGGCAAACCATTCCTCAGTTCCTTGTTCGTGGTCTAGGATAATCATTTTCCTGCAATCTTTTTGCCTACAGCGGCAAGTTGATCGTCAGTCATAGGCTTCTTTTTAGCCTCCAAAGCGGCAACGACTTTGTCGTATTTGCTTGCCAGTATTTCGCTAAGTGATTTAACCTTTACCCATTCTAAGAACGCAATTTGATCTACCTTAGTTTCATCAAGTAATTTCTTGATGATGATTACCTGATCTTCGCTAATTGTTGCGTTGACTACTGCTTGAGGCAAATCTTCACCTGCATATATGTAATGCCCTAAACCGAACATTGCAAAACATTTGACGAGACATCGCATTTTTGAACTGTTGATTGCAAATTTATCAGGATTGGGTATTGCTTTATTTCGATGGTCCATAACTGGCAACCACATGTGACGCATCATCATCTGATCTTTTTCTGCGCCAGTATGAATATGAACTACGCAACTAATTTCGACAGTATGCGTGTCCTCGCATTTATCTTCCTCAAAAGAATAATGCAATTCAGGGTAGTGTTCCATCATCGTGCCGTAAGCCCAAGCCCATGATAAATAAGACAAATTTCCTTTTTTTTCAATATGGTTAGATACGTCAATAGCAGATAGAGTCTGCCACACCTCTTTAGATAAACTCATTTTATTCCCCATTAAATTGTTGTACGGTTCTTGCGGTTTGGTTTTGTTCTTCACAATAACGGTCACCATAACCACTGTAGTAGTCGGGCGATTCATTATCCTTTACATCGTGACCATGTAAACAGTCATACTCGCCACGCTCATAATCACACATATTATTTAAATCCATTTTTTTACCCTTTATTAATTGAATAAGGTTACATTCTAGTTTATTTTTATACCAATGTAAACCTTTTGGTAAATAAATAAATAATAGTTTTACTTTTTGGTTAAAATAATATTTAATGATAAAAGTATTCGGGCTAGAGCAGTTGTGAATTGACACAACCCTTAACAGGTGGCGAAATCCTTAAATAATGCCATAGTCGCGGTTGACCCTCCGCACATAGCCTCACAGTTAAATCGGTTTTTATCTGTGAATAGTTTGGAAATACGATACGAATACTTATTAACCGCGAAGCTGTTTATCCCTTCGATCTTAAATTTACTATCCGTAGTAAAAGGGTTAAATCATCTATTAAAAAGTGTTTCATAAAACAAACAAAGCAAACAATAAGAAACATAATTAAAAAATAACCATTCAATAAAACAGGCGAGGCTTGCCGAGCCATAGGACTTAAAATGAAAATAAAATTAACTAAACAAGACGCTCATTTATGTCAGTTAATGGGCGCTGATACTGTCAAATTATGCGAAATGCAAGGCTTTCCTCCAAGACTGGAAAACAAAACGCAAAGCAGGGTTGAAGCTAATGTTTACGGCTTTAAAGCTGAAGTCGCGGTTGCAAGGTTGTTTGGGTTAGATTTGCCTACTGTTAATGTAATGACAGATGGGGGAGTTGACCTTTGGTTTGATGACTTTACTATTGATGTTAAATTTACTAATGCCGAATATGGCAACTTAATATTTGACTCAATGCCGAAATTTAAATCACAAATTGCCATTTTAGTTGGGAAAACAGAAAATCCAAATGTTATGAGGGTAAACGGTTGGATGCCAAGAAGTGAGTTCCAGACAAAAGCACATAGAAAAGATTTTGGTTATGGTGAAAGGCTGTTTTTAAAGCACGATGAATTGCTTCCAATTGAAGGTTTGTGGGGTCGTTTAATGGCTCATAAATTCCAATAGTTACATAACCGTTTACATTCTATAAGAAATAGTATTTAATTAAACCTTAATCAAAAAAGGGCGACAAAATGCAATTAGTAACTGGCGACACATATCAAACCGCAGACAGCGATGTCATAGCATGGCAACGCGCCTACCCCGCAGTTAATGTACACCAAGAATTAGCCGCAATGGAATCTTGGCTTGACGCTAACCCATCTAGACGCAAAACAAAGGGCGGTATTAAACGCTTTATTAACTCTTGGTTATCACGCGCACAGAGTCAGGGTGGTTCTTCTCCCATAGCAAAAAGCTACAGGAAACCTGACAGCCTACGCGCTATGACTATGGATATGAAATTAACGGACGTTAGTTGGCTATCAGGTGAAGAATTAGAGATGATGAAAGCGCATTATTTAAAGACTCACGGTTATTATTATGACGGTCAATTAAAAAACGCACAGGGGGTTATATAAAATGAGCAGTCCAAGCATAGCTAAAAAGATTACTTATATTGGGGATCATCCACGGCTAGTTGATGGCGGCCAATACACTGTAAAAGAATTAACCTTAATCACTGGGATGACTGACAACCTTTTGCGGTATCGTTTAAATGATTCTAATACCTGTACTGATTACGAGCTTCGCAAGTCTGGGGAGGTTAAGACAAACAAGCAAGCAAAAAAGCCGCATACTCTTACAACGTCCCAAAAGTGGCTAGGTCGGGCGATAATATGAGTCAGGGTGATAACAACAAGATCAATAATCTTGCCCATGCTGAAAAGCAGATTCCCTACATTATTAAACGAATTAAGGAGTGGGATTATTCAGCCCCGCTTTGCTTTAAATTAACGCCTTATAAAAACCCTAGAACCACAAGCCAGAACGCATTGTTTCATGCTTGGTGCGGCCAAATGGCCGATCATTTTGTAACTAAAGTGCCGAGCGCAACTAGGGAAAACATGAAGCTAATGATGAAGCACCGATTTTTAGGTGTTGAAACTATTAAGATTGGTAAAACAGAAATTGACAACCAAGTTTGCAAGACTTCAGAGCTAGACGTAGGCGAAATGGTACATTTTATGGATCAAGTGTATCATTGGGGGGTAGACAATGGGGTGTTGTTGTCTATACCGCGTGAAAGCGAGTACCAAAAACTAATAACCAAGCAGGTGACATGATGTTAAATCAGAAAGTTGACCCACGGATTTTAAAAGAATTTGCAGAAAGCGACAGACAGCACGAAATAATTGATGCAGTAATCAGTGAAGGCTCTGCTATTAAAGCGGCAAAGGTGCTAGGCATTAATCGACGCTCAGTTGATAAGACCGTAACACGATTGGAGGGCAGAGCGGCAAGCAAAGGCGTTGCACCGCATAGGGATTTAACTCACCAGACAGCCGCAGGGTTTGAGACCAAGCGAGTATCTACCGCCTACAAAGAGGATGGGTCTGTTGCTTTACAGTGGCACATCCAAGAGCCGCAGAAGCAGAGTTTAAAAGAGCGTTTAGGCTTAATGATTGATGGTATCAAAGACGATCTAACTGGCTTTAAAACAGCAGTAAAAGCCCCAGAAAAGGTAAACTCTGACTACCTTGCCATGTATGTTCTAGGCGACCACCATTTCGGGATGCTTGCCGACAGCGAGACTAAATTCGATGACGAAGATTGGGATGTTAAAATCGCTAGTCAGGTTCTTTTGGATTCAACGGAGCGGCTTGCCAATCGGGTAGGAGATGCAGAGGTAGGAGTGCTACTGAATGTTGGTGACTTTTTCCATGCTGACTCCAGTAAGAACGAAACCACAGCAGGAACTAGGGTGGATGTTGATACCAGAATTGGCAAGACATTTAAGCTAGGTGGTCGGCTGTTTCAAATCTTGATAGATAAAATGCTAAAAACTCATAAAAGGGTGATAGTAATTAACGTCAGGGGCAACCACGACAGCGATATGGCGTGTCACTTGTCTAGCTGTTTAGAGCTTTTGTATGACAAAGAGCCAAGGGTTGAAGTGTTACCAAACTACTCAAAGTTCATCCACTTGCAATGGCACAACAACCTTTTTGTTTTCCATCATGGGGACAGAATAAAGCACGAACAGATTTTACAGACTGTGATAAAGAATCTGGACAACGAGTGGAGTCAAAGCAAAAACCGATATTGCCACCTTGGTCATATCCACCACCACACTGCAAGAGAAGTCGGGTCAATGCATTTCGAGCATTTTGGGTCGCTCACTTCTACAGACCAGTGGCATTCAGATTCGGGCTACGGAGCAGAACGATCAATGACGGCAATCGTATACCACAAAGATAGCGGTGAAGATTCGCGGGTCAAAATTAAGGTAAGCCAATGAGCAATGTTATCGACTTACCTACTCGCGCAAGCACTATCAAAAAACTGTTCTGTGATTGCGGCCACACTCTAGAATACTGGTTAGGCGATGATAATTGCGCGTATGGGATTTGCCCTGTTTGCGATGTGGAAAACGCACACGAAATAATTATAAAAGGAGAAGGGGAATGGACGCATTAAGTATACAGATTGGTGGGGATCATTACGCCAAGAAAAAGCACCAACCCATAGAGTACATTATGGGAAACGAACTGGGCTTTTGTGAAGGGTCAATTGTTAAATATATTACTAGGTGGCGTGAGAAGGGTGGTGTTGAAGACCTACGCAAAATAAAGCACTACTGTGATTTCTTAATACAAAAGGAGCTAGAAAATGGCGACTCGTAAGAAGTCAACGGTTGCCCAAGAAGTAGAGAAAGCGGCCAAGCTCCTACAACGCTATGTAAGACTAAAGGCATCTTATGATGATGGATATTGTCAGTGTGTAACTTGCGGCAAAGTAGATCACTATACAGCAATGCAGGGCGGTCATTTTTACAGTAGACGGCACACTGTTTTTAAGCTCTTTGAAGAGAATATCCATGTTCAATGTCCCGCCTGTAATCAGTGGGGTATGAAAACTACAAAGATTCAGGAAGCCTACCGCATCTATATGGAAGATATGTATGGAGCAAGACGCATTAGGGCAATGCAACGATTAGCATGGAGGGCTTCACCTAAGTTCGATAGGGAAGAGGTAATCCAGTTTCAGCGGGAACTTAAAGAAAAAATTGGTCAAGAACTGTACAGAATAGGCGATATGTAAATTGTTTTATTAAAATGCTTTACATTTAAGTAAACTAAGATTATGATGTTACCTCAATCAATAAATAAAGGGCATTACAATGACAGATTACAACGGTTGGACTAATCGCAACACTTGGTTAATTAACTTACATTTTGGCGATGTTATTCGTGAAGAATTGCAAGAAGACGCATCAAACACTTCCGAAACTATTTCTAATTTCATTTTAGATGTTTTGCAATATCAAGAAGACAACGCTCACCCTGTTATCCGCGACTTTATTGACCTTAGCGGTATTAATTGGCAGGAAATCTACGAAACTATTGCTTCAGAAGTTTTTGTAGGGGGTGAAGCATGAACAAATATTCTATGAGCTACACCCAAATCAACAATCAAGCACCTAATGCAAAACGTGAAAACCGCCTTGGTTTTGCTTTGGCAATAGTGGCTTTTACTTTGTACTGTTTAGCGTCCAACATGGCTTATAACGATTGTATCAATCTGGGGGTGTGCTAATGAGCATTTTACAGTTTGAAGACCGCCTTGATGATATGGTTGCCTCCTACGCCAATGTAAACAATGGTTGGGATGGGGACGTAATCGACTGTAACGACTATGTTAAAGACAGGCTTTGCTTTCAATTTCTTCTTCACGCAGAGAGTTGGTGGGATGATATATTGCCTTCAATCATTATTAATCAGGCTGAGTTTATCGCAAAGCTCTACGACAATTCTGATGCATCAATGTTATCGAATATAATCCGAGGCGATATTTATCTATACCTTGAAGATCGTTTGAGGGAAATGGTGCAAGATTCTTTTAATAGGGTTAATAATATTAAACCAGAGCCTTTCGCGGGCTATGAAAGAGGGCAATAAGATGATTGAAGTATTAGGAACGATTACAGCAACATTCATTCTAGCCATTCTAATGCGGGGTTCATACTTAATGGTTAGGGACGCGCAAGACAGATACAATGAGAGAAAAAAATAGACCGAGGTTCCCCGACCTTTTGAGCAAGCCTTGTCCACTTGTGGTCGCAACGGACTATTACTTTTTGGTATAAAGGCCATCCATAATCATCATTATTAATTATATGTACTAGAATATACAATGCCGCTCCATTCATTAAGAGAGAGGCAGTTGTGATCCTTTACATGCTTATATTCGTAGTAGTATCGCTTTGTGCGGTAGCCAAACAAGACCTATAGTTTACATTTCCATTAATCAACAAAATCACTTACAATACAGTCACCTAACCTTTTAT